GAACCCATGGTAGAAACCCGTAGGGAGAGTAAAACACTAAAATGGGACTGCCCTGCAATACGCACGGTAGTCCTGGGCTAGGACGATCAAAGCATCAACCGCCAAAAGAACGTCAGCTTCCGGAACACCCAGCCTATGCCTAACCACGGACTGGAGGATATGGGCGACGCCAGGGACAGTGTAAACCGACACAGAGTCCCTAAACGACTGGAACCGGTCCCGGCGCTCTGGTTCAGACAACTTAAACGAACTACCACCAGACCTAGCATTAATCTCACCAAGAAGTAGAATCCTCTTCAACGGATCGGGGGCAAAGACAATTGCATCCTCGAGCGGGATGATATAGCCAGAGCTGAAAGTCGGGACCTTCCCACGAATAACCTTGGAGTCCAGATTAAAAATGTAACTCATCCTCTGGGACACAACCACATCGTCGTCCTTCGTAGTGACGCCAATCAGGTTATCGTCACCCTTCGCGGTTGCGAAGGTGATGCGGTCATAACCAACACTTCTCCCAGCACTAACATAGTTGTATACCAGGTTACCAAACATGGTGTCTGCAGCTCCACTTTTTCTCTGAAACGAAATTATGAAAGCCAAACCAAGGTTGCGTGAGTCAACAGTACCAACATAGCTTTCTTTAAACAAGTCCAACACTTCTGGATGAATACCGAGACGACGAAGCATAACAATCTCTATAGACTGCGCTAGCATTCCTTGTGACTTATCATACTTCGATGAGTCTATTTCTACTAATGGCGACGCCTTTACCCAATGGGCCATCTTCGTTAACCAGCGTGAAAAATCTGTATCCGAAATGCGCCCAGCACTCTTGAACTCTGGACGCAACAAAACGTCGAATGTGTTGAACGCTACCCGAAAAACGCTAGTAAACAATGCATTAGTGGATGGGTCATGATGAACTACCACCTGGCCCTGCGGTAACTCAAACGTTGCTGCTGAACTCATTTTCTGCTTTACTCTTCCCTTCAAAATGGTATGATACTTTTCTAAATTTAGCTCCAGTATCTCGTTCGGGCAAGAGGCGAGAAGTGTTTCCCGGAACACCTCGCTCCTGGTAGCAAGCCAGTCGCAGTAGTCTATTGCATTGAACCTCAGCGGGTCCTGTTCCTTACTAGCAAGAATGTCTTTGGCACCAACAATCATGGCGTGATCAATAAACTCCGAGACAAACTTCTCCGCCAGTTCATACACATCAGTAATCAGTTGCAGG